TGGGGGTAGGTATCGAGCGTGATATTTTCTTCCGTGGCCGTCGATTCGTTTTCCGCAGCGTCGACGATGCAGCTCTTGATGTTCAACGTCCCGGGGATCTGGGCGTCGGTCTCGTGCAGGAGCGTCACGGGCTCATATCCGCGTTGGAGTCCGCGCCAGTTGCCTCGTCCCGACCCGTAGGTCTCGAACCCACGGTAGATGCCCCGGCAGCGGCCCCGGCCGCCGATGCGGGAGGTCGCCGACTCGGGTTTTTTCCAAAGAGGCCAGACGGGTTGTTCCTTGATCAGCGTATCGTCGAGGTACACCCGCCACAGTTCGCCCCGGGCGTAGTCTCCGCAGAGGGTGGGTGTGCGGACGCGGATCTTGTTGCCGGCGTCGTTGGGGAAGGCATCGGCGAAGTAGTCAACTTCCGCCGAGTCGGCATCGACGGCCAGGAGGCGGATATACTCGTAATCCCCGGGCGGGCTGATATTGAATTCCACACCCGTCCCGGCGGGTATTTGCGAGTCCACCAGCTCGCCCGCGACGTAGCACTGGACGCAGGCGGCGGTGGAGAAGGCGGCCACGCGCGTGAAACGAGCGTGTTCTGCGAGCGTGTAGTTTATTGTTCCGGCGTAGTAGCCCATCTGTTTCGCGCTTGTTTAGCGGCGGACGGTACGTCCGCCTGTTTCTTCAAAACAATCTTTAGGTGTTATCGTATGCCCACAGGCGACCAACATTATCAAGCGTTGCATCTTCATATATTTGCGTCCGATTAGAAGCCGGATACGCCCCAGAACGTACGGGAATGTGTGGGATCATAGAATACCAGCGAAACGCTATATTCCAATAGCCAGGAGGATATGTCGCGGAATGTTTTGAGCCCAAAGAAATCGGTGCGGCGGGTATATAGTCATCCACCTTAATCGTAGGGTACACATCGTATCCGCCGCCGCCGGATGGGTCAGTATTCAGCCATAGCCTTTTTGTTCCCAATGATGGCACATCATAAGTCGCTACCCCTAGACCAACCGTGTACTTTCCTACTACATACGTGTTAAAGCCGAATTGATCCGACTCTGCTTTCAATGAGGAATCAGTAACCTTAAACCAGCAAGGCTCTCCAATTTGAAATATGCCCGGCACATAGTTATAGGCGTTGAAGGTGCTGCCCCCAATTACAGTCGGAACCGGATTACTCTTTATCCAATAAAGCCGTCCGGCGGGAATCGCCATAAAACATCCCCAATAGAGCATAAGAACGGTTGGGATATAGACATTATCCGCCGTGCGTGTCCGACTCGGATAAAAGATGATCTTCGTGCCTCCAGGACCATCTGTAACTTCATCTATAAATAGGCCAATGGGATCATTGGCAACATCATTGTTGGTGTAAAAGTAGTATCCATCCAGACCTTCATCACGACCATCAATAACCACGGCCCGAAATCCCACATCCGCCCTCGGCAGTCTCTCCTTTAATCTCTCGACGCTGAGTCGGATTCCCAATCCCGAGCTGGACTGGGACACTTGTATAATCCCATCGCCGCGGACCGTCTGGAGGGCGTTGACGGCATCGACGAGGTCGTTGATCTTCCTGCGGAGTTCCGCATCGCCGGGATTAACCCTTTCCAGTCGTTTCATCTTTCAGTCCACTAATTACACACATTACGACGAATTACACTAATTACAATTCGTGAAATTCGTGTTTTGTTTTCGTGCAATTCGTGTTCTCCTTTCGTGTAATTCGTGTGTTCCTATTCGTGTAATTCGTGTTTTCCAATTCGTGTTCAGGCCAGTCCCAGCGCGTTGAAGTCGGCGGTGGGCGCCTCGCGTTTGGCGTAGCCGTTGCCCCCGATGATCACGCTGCCGGGCCCCGTGCCGGCCTCCCCGAAACGGGGCACCTTGCCATCGGCGTCGTGGTAGAAATCTTCCTGGTCCCATGTATGCTCGTCGTACTCGAAGCTGCAGAGGCAATCCCACGTTTTACAACCGTCGGTACTTCGTCCTGTGATGGATATACATTTCCACGTCCGGGCGGCGGCGGCGGCGGGGTCGGCCCGCCAGGAGCCGCTATTGCACTTGCCGACGTAACAGCGGCTCAGCTCGCCGGGCGACTTATTGGAGTGAAGGCGGATGTTCAGCGTGCTCAGCGGATCGTCGACGGGGAAGGTGGGGCAATATTTTGTCACCACGCCATTCGGATCTGTGTACGTGGCCGTGATCAGTGCGCCGTTGGCATCCTTATTGGTCTCCCCCTGGCGGAGGGACGTTCCGACCTCGATTTCTGCGTAGTCGGCATTGTCGGTCTCATCGCGGCGTTCGTAGATGATCGCCACGTCGACGGTGTTCTTATCCGCCGGGACGATCTCCGGGCGGTACCCGGTGACGATCATATCCTTGACCGCCGGGTGTTGGCTGCCGATCTTCGGCAGGCCGATGACCTTTAGCGAGTTGGGCAGCAGTTCAGGTCCCGACCCCGCGACGCCCGTGATCCGAGCGGAGCGTTCAAGGCGCAGCCAGCCCTTTTCATCCTTCTCGCCGGATGGGCGCCCGTCGATATTGTCGAGTTTCAGCGTTGACATGATCTAAAATCGTTGATTCGTGAATTCGTGAATTCGTGAATTGGTTCACCAATTAACCAGTTAACCAATTAACGAGTTAACGATTTCATGAATCCGTCTTTGTGTAATTCGTCGTAATTAGTGTAATTCGTGTTTATTAGAGGCCCTTCTTCTCCAGTTGTTTCCTTGCTATCACGACGAGTTGTTTCAATTCCACCAGTTGTTGCTCGTTGAGTCGATCGACGGCGGTGCGGCCCGGGGTGGCAGTGGGTCTCAATCCCCGGATATCCATGAGTCCGGTATCGACGGTGCGGAACTCTCCGGGTCGCGGTTTGGATGCCGCGTCTCGTTGGAGGATGGCATCGCGGACGGCCCGCCCGTAGGTCTCCCAGGACAGTCGGCCGTCTTCCAGCAGCTCGTTGAGTCGCTCGATGGTCTGCTCGTAGATTTCCAGGGGCGTTCGCGTGGCCTGGAATATCGCATCCGCCTCGCTGGCCATTCGCGCCCACCGTTCCTCGATGATCGCCAGTCCCTCTGCCGCGCGCCTTTCGATCTCTGCTAGTCGCGCCTTTTCACGGACGGCCTCCTGGTCGGCCAGCGCCTTATCTCTACGGGCGATCTCCTCGCTCCGCTGTGCGGCCTGCCTTTCGGCCTCCTCGCGTTTCTTGACCGCCTCGGCCAGTCGCTCCTCGATCTCGATGACCTGCTCGCGGAGCTTGATAGCATCCGCCTCGTGCTGATTGACCATCTCCATCGCCCGCTGGCGGGCGGCCAGGTCCGGCCCGGTCTGCATCATCTCCCTCGCCGTTTCGGCCAGGCGTTCCTGGAGCGCCAGGCGGGTCCGCAGGTTCCCCAATTCCGCCTCCACCCCGACGGTCCTGGACCACTTGCTCTCGGCGGTCCTCAACTGTTCCATCTGCTGGTTGTATCGTTTCCACCGATCCTGTTCTTTTTCCACTGCCGTCCAGAAACCCGTTTCTGCGGGCGGCGTCAATATCCCCGTCATCCAGCCCGCACCGACGGCGCCTTTCATGGTGAATTCGCCGATCTTCTCCCTCAGATCGCCCCACTGGTTCTTGAGCTGCTCGATCTGCCCCGTCATCGTCGCCGCCTCGCCCGTGGCGATGTTGAAGTTTTTCGCCCCGATGGCGAGCAGCTCGTTGAACTTCTCCTGGGGGCTGAGCAGTTCGTTCAGCTTGATGCCGTATCGCGTGAGTTGTGCGGTATCTCCGATAGCCGCCCTGGCGACCAGTCTCATCGCGGCGGTGGTGTCCACTCCGACCGCCCGGGACAGTCCGATCGCCGCTCGCGTGGCATCCTGGAGGGCCTGGCCGGAGAGCTTGCCCAGGGAGGCCCCAAGTGCGGCCATTTCCAGGACGGCCTCATCGCCGATGGTCGTGATCTTCTGGATCGAGCGGGCCCAGTCCTCCATGCCCTTCAGTTCGCCGCGTTTGCCCAGGAGGTCCAGTGCATCACCCAATCGGCGGACGGCCTTTTCCTCCACGCTGCCCTTGAGGAAGTTGACCGCCGCGTACCCGCCCAGCGCGATCCCGAAGGTCCCCATGATTCTATTGGCCCGCGAGACGGCCTGTGAGAATCCCGAGACCCTCTTTCCGCTGCCGTGCATGGCGCGGTCGAAGGCCGCGGTCTTGGCCCGCAGCCAGACGGTGAGTGATGCAATGGTAGACATGTTTTACCCACTAATTCCACGAAGTAATTAGTGTAATTTGTGTTTCCCCGCGAAACCCCTCAGCACGTGCATCATCTCTCTCGGTCCGAGCATCGCCTTTTCATCCGCATCATCGTTTTCTTGCTCGCTCTCGCTCGACAGCATCCAGTCGCTGAGTCTGGGCAAGTGTCCCTTCTTGGCGTACGGCGTGACCGCCGCGCAGCAGATCAGCGCGGCCCGCATATCCGCCCGCTGGTCGCCGAACGGTTCGATCCGCGCGTAGGCCATCCATTCGGCCATTTGTTGGGAGCTCATCCCCCGCAGCATCTCATCGATATCCGTCCTACCCGTTGCCAGTCCTAATCGGAAGGCGAATCTTCGGGTAGGGCGGTTTCGGAGTTTTTTACCAGTTCCTCGATGTCCTGCTTCGAGAGCCCGTTGAGCTTCACCGCCACCCTGTAGATGCGGTTGATCGCGCTGGCGGACTTTCCGCCCAGGACCTTTTCGCCCTCAGCGACGGTGGCGAAGATCGGATCGCCATTTTCATCGACCAGGCATCGGGCGATCAGTTTGGCCTTGGCATTGGTGAGGTTCGGCGTTATATGCCTGACCCCCTCCGACTCCTCCATCGTGATAATCGATTCCTCATAGTCATCTTCCTCTTTCGCCGTCAGCACCCGAACCCGGACCGATCCGTCCCACTCAGGGACCTTCACATCCTTGAAGGTCAGGTCCTTCGCCCCGGCGATTGTTTCCTTGCTGAGCGTCATTCTGTTTCTTCCTTTCCGGAAAACACGAATTACACGGGAACACGAATTGGAAAACACGAATTACACGAATAGGAACACACGAATTACACAAATTTCAACTTGTGGCTGCGCCATTCGTGAAATTCGTATGTCGGTTCGTGAAATTCGTGTTTACCCCATGACAATCGTCCACTCGGAGGTCTGCGTGGTGGTGCCCGCCAGGTCGATCTCACAATCCGCCCCGGCGATATCGGGCGTCGCATCGTTACCGTGCATCTCGAAGATCTGACCGGACTCCAGGGCGTGAGAGAATCCAGCCCCGGCCAGATTGTAGCCGTTGTCCGCCCCGACGGTCAGCGTCAGTGTATTGTCGCCGAGGTTCTTCACGCGGATGAGCTGGACCTTCAGTCCGCTGCCGTCCACGGATGCCCCATTGGTTCCCGTAAGTGCGGTCAGGTCCACGGTTGCCGCACCATCCGTCAGCGCCTGAACGAACTCCGCCACCTTCGTCGCGGGCGGATCCGACGCGGCGTTCAGTGTCCCGCTCTCGTTGAACGCCGCGTGGACCACTTGCCGGGCCGCGCCCATGGCCATCGAATCGATGTTCGTCTCCAGGGTTTCCGTCACCGTTATCGTTGAGGCATATAGTACGCTTACGCTCATGGTTGTATCTCCTGTGTATGGTGGTCATACATAAAACCCACGGATGGCTATCCGTGGGCTTTAGTTACTCGCCTTCGGCGAGATTTCATCCTTACGCCGCCGCCGTGTATACCGGCTCGCCGGTCCAGGCCATTGTAATGGTCTGCTTGATACCGTCATCGGTCGGGATCGCATCCACCCCGAGCTCCAATATGTAGCCATCGCAGACCCACGTGGACCCGTCGGAATCCGTGATCGTCCAGGTCTCCACCGCCGTGGCGGGTTCGGCGGCGGCGGCGGCATACAGCGCCGTGGCGATAGTGGGATCGTAGAGCAGCGTGAAGGTCGTATCGGGCACGGCCTTCCGGACGGAAGGCTGGCTGGACTCCCATCCGTCGGCGTTGGAATGCGTCGTCGTATCGATCTTGTTCCGCTGGATGCCCGGGGGGACACCGTCGATCAGGTATCCGATCGCCCCGCTCTCCGAGCCGGACAGCGTCAATCCGAATCCATCAGTTACCATGATTGTTTTCTCCTATATCAATTCCGCTTTTGCCTTCTCATCTTTGACTTTTGTGTCCTTTGTGTTCTTTGCCAAAGAGTGGTTCGCCTTTCAGCTTTCCTTGAATGCGATTTCCACGTCGAGGTTGCGCCCGAAGACCCTATGCTCGATCAGCTCGGGTGATAGTTCGACCACGTCATTTTCATCAGTGACAAAGCATCGCGTGATGATCAGTTCGCCCCAGGTGCTCTTGCCGATGTTATCAATCCTGGCCCGCACCGCATCGGCCAGTGTCATCGCGGCGTCGTACCCGCCGGCCCAGCAGCTCAGGCGCATCCGAACGGTCGTCAGTCCGCCGTATCCGCTGTGTGTACGGATGCGGTCGGTCCCGGTGCGGGCGTAGGCGACGAACGGCCGGAGGGCATCGTGTGCCACTACCACCGGGTACATCCGCCCTCTGATGAGCGCGGCGACGGCCTCATCCGCGCAGATGAACGTCTTGAGTTCTTCCTCGATGCTTGACATTTTGTCCCGCCTATGCCTTCTCCGCCGCTACACGTTCGATGCCCGCGGCGATATCAGAGAGGATCAAACTCCTCGCTTCCGCCTCCCGGCTCTCGAACGCCGGGCGGACGAACGGGTGACCTGCAACATCTCCATGCCCATACTCAACGGCAGCCGGGTAAAAATATCGTTTCCCGGCGCGGCTATACTTGATCAGTCCCGGATACCTAGCGGTATCAAAGAGCACTGCGAGCGAATATGTTCCCGGCCTATCGCGACCGCGGGGTTTCCGAAT